CCAGGCGGCGGCTCCGGCGATTGCGCTCAAGACGGCGGACGCGCAGGCCAAGATCGGCAAGACGCAGAGCGAGACGGCGAAGAATACCGCCGACGCAAAGGCGACGGAGATCGATGCCGTGAAGACCGCGATGGAAGGGCACATGCTGGCGGTGGGCCATCCGGGCCCGGTGCAGGGCGCGGGCGTGCCGCAGATTCCGGCGCCGCTGCCGCCGAACCCGTATGGCGGGCCGCCTATGGGGCAGGCTTGATCTTGTTGACGCGCAATGGGGCCGTTGCGCGAGATCTGATTGTGTCCGGCCATTTGCCGCCCGCGAAATAGGTCGCGTTTTCGGCGTCCGCGCGAGTTGCAAAAGGGCCGAGCGGCTGAGACTCCTGCAGATCTTCCATTGCGCGCTCGTGATAAGCGGCCAAGTCGCCGTCCGGCTTGAGTCCCTCTTGGCGTAGCGGGGACAGGAGCCAGAATTTTCCGTCGCGTTCTACGATTTTCATGCGGTGAGAGTACCGCAGCCAGCCGCCGTGGCCAACCGGGCGAACGAAACAAGACCTGCTGCAACGGGCGTTGCAGTGGTGCCAGAACGTTCCGGCACTGCCCAAAACGCACGCAATGAAATTTGCTGAATTCGCCGCCGCCGGGCTGAACGGGCGCGCATAGCCTTCGGGAGCCGCCGTCCCTAACGGGCGCATCGGACCTTCAACCGCAAACGAAGAACAGGCCGCCGCTGTCAAGAGCGGGCGCAAGGGATGAGTCATGGCCGACACCGAACGGAACATCGCCGAAGAACTGCTCGGCAAAGCGCCAACGCCGGAAGCCCCGGAGAAGGCCGTACAGCCGCAGCAGGGCCAAGAGGCCACGCCGCAAGCGCCGGGGGCAGAACCGCCACCCGCGCCCAAGCCTGAGCCGCCACGGGCCGATCCCGGCTTTGTGCCGATCTCCGCCATGCTGGACGAACGCGAGAAACGCCAGAAGACCGAGGCGAAGCTCCGCGAGCTCGAAGCCCAGCAGCGTCAGCCCGAACCCGTCCCGTCAATCCAGGATCCGGAACAACTCGCCGCCTATATCGAGGCCAGGGCCGAGCGTGCCGCATGGGACGCAAAAGCGAACTGGTCCGAGCATAGCGCGCGCGACAAGCATGGCGCCGAAACTGTCGATAAGGCTCTCGAATGGGCCTTCGCCAAGGGTGAAGCCGAGAAGAAGCAATTCGGTTTCTCGCCCTTCGCGCGCGAACAGGTGAGCGCCGTTCATCCGGTTGATTGGGTTGTGAAGCAATACAAGGAGGACGAGGAATTCTCGCGCCTCCGCGATCCCGAAAAGCGCAAAGCCTACATCGAAGAACAGGCGCGCGCGCTCGGCATCATCAGTGACCCCGCGCAGGCGGCAACGCCGGCGCCTCCGCAACCCGCGCCGAACTCGCAACCCGCAAAGCCCGTCCCGTCCCGATCGCTGGCCTCCGCTCCGTCCGCGGGCGGCAACCAGACGATCCCAACGGGGCCCGGCGTCGCCTTCGATTCGGTGTTCAACCGATAGGTAACCGCAATGGCCGAAGTCGTTTTGGCTGCCGCTTCTGTCAAACAGAAGTGGCTGTCCGACTATTTCGCGGAGTATGTCCGCGAGTCGGGATTTCTCCCCTATATGGGCAAATCCAACAACAACATCATCATCACCAAATACGAGCTGCAGCAGGAGAGCGGCAAGACCATCAACATCCCGCTGATCACGCGCCTGAAAGGCACGGGCGTCACCGGCAGCCAGGTGCTGAAAGGCAATGAAGAAGAGCTCGGAAACTACAATTGCGCGCTGTCCGTCGATTGGCGGCGCAACGCGGTGGTGGTGCCCAAATCCACGTCCTACCAGACCGAGATCGATCTGTTCCAGGCGGCGCGCGACATGCTCAAGACCTGGGAAGCTGAAAAGCAGCGCAACGATATCATCCGCGCCATGCTCTCGGTCGTGCCGGCAACCTCGACGGTAACGCCGGTCGATTACGGCGACATCACCGAGGATACCGTCAACGGCGGCTATGAAATCACCGCGGCCAACCAGGCGGCGGGCGCATCCCAGGCCAATCTCAATTCCTGGCTGGTGCTGAACAAGGACCGCGTGCTGTTCGGCGCGGTCAAATCCAACTACAGCGCGGGCGTGCATGCGACCGCTCTGACGACGCTCGACACCACGGCGGACAAGATGTCGGCCGCGATCGGCAGCTTTGCGAAACGCATGGCGAAGGCGGCGAGCCCGCACATCCGGCCCTTCAAGACCAAGAACGGGCGGGAGTATTTCGTCATGTTCACGGGGCCGCGCAGCATGCGCGATCTCAAGGCCGATCCCACCATGACGAGCGCCAATCGCGACGCACGTGCGCGCGAAGGGCAGGGCATGGAGGAAAATCCGCTCTTCCAGGATGGCGACGTGATTTACGATGGCGTCGTCTATCACGAGATCCCGGAGCTGCCGCACATCACCAATGCGGGCGCGGGCGGCAACACCGATGTCGAGGCGAATTTCCTCTGCGGCGCGCAAAGCGTCGGCGTGGCGTGGGGCCAGGAGCCCACCATGCGGCAGGATCTCAAGAACGATTACGAATTCCGGCCGGGCGTTGCCATCGAGGAGCTGTTGCGGGTGCAAAAGCTGCATTTCAACGGCATCCAACAGGGCATGGTGACGACCTACGTCGCCGCCGCGCCCGACGCCTGATCCCTAGACAATTTTAGAGAAAGGACAAAGCCATGGTTCTGGCTTTCACGCGCAACCGCGCGGATTTGAACGCGCCTATGGCGGCGGCTGCCTTTGGCACCTCCGTCCAGACGCTCTACGCCGTCATCACTATTACCGGCGCTCCGGTGGCCAACGATACGATCGACATCGGCTATCTGCCGCGCGATGCGGTGCCCATCGGCGGCTATTTCGCCTGTCCGGATATCGACACCGGGACGGGTGTGCTGGCGATGAGCCTCGGCATTACCAATAACGGCGTGGATGGGGCATTGCCGGGGTTCTTCATGGTGTCCGGCGCCATGACGGGTGCCGCCATCACCGATCTGACACTGACCAACTCGGCGGTCTACCGGCCCTTTACCGGGCCGTTCCCGGTGACGAAGCTGGGCGCGAAAACGTTGGTGCAGTTGAAGGTCACGACGGCGGCGAATGTGTTCGCGTCGCAGCAGGTCGTGATCTGCATTCAGTACATCACGCCGGGCGCGGCCGGATCGCCTCCGTGAGCATAACCACGCGCGCGATCGTCAAGGGCGCCTTGAAGAAGCTCGGCGTGCTGGCGATCGGGCGCGAACCCACGGCCGCGCAAGCGCAAGACGCTCTGGAAATCCTGCAAGGTCTCTACCGGGAGCTTGTCGGCCAGGGCGTCTTCGGGCGGCTCGTCGACGTGCTGATCACGACCGATACCTACAACGCGCGCGAGCAGGAGCGCGTGGTCTGCGATCTGGCCGGGGGCTGCACCGTGACGTTGCCCGAGACGATCACGCAGAGTCTGCTGTCCGCGCCACCCTATTACGATGCGGCGTGGTTCGATCCCTACGCGACGGATTGGGATTACGGGCATGGCGGGGTGACGGCCGAGCCGTTGCCGCGTCCGCCGCGCGATGGGGCGTGCATCGTCATCGCGGACGTGTATTCCGATTGCGAGGAGTATTACGTCTACGACGCCAATCGCGCCTATTGGGTGCGGCTGGATGGGCTGACGCTGGACAGCGCCGCGCCGCTCTCCGGGCGCTATCAGAACGGGCTCATGGCGATGCTGGGGTTGCGCATGGCGGCACCGTTTGGGGTCGAGCCGTCGCCGGTCTTGCAGGGCGAGTGCAACACCTTCCGGTATGCGCTGTCGACGAAGTTCGACCGCTCGCGACGGGCGGCGGTGGCGGAGTATTTTTGATGCACGATAAACTCACCGCAGGCGACGCAACCGCGGCGCGGCTGCTGATGGCGGGAATTCTCGGCGAGGGCGTGAGCGCGCACGGCGAATTCTTCATGGAGCATATTCGCGACGGCAAGGTCATCGCGCGCGAATATTTCCTCAACACCGTCGTCACCGTGGGCAAGAACGCGCTGCTCGATGCAGGGCTCGCGGGCGCGGCCTACACCGTGACCGGGCCGTTCATGGGGCTGATCTCGTCGGCCTCGTTCGCAGGCGTAGCGGCGGGCGACACGATGGGGTCTCATGCGGGCTGGCTGGAGGCGGGGCTGGCGAACGCGCCAACCTATTCGGGCACGCGCAAGACCGCCGCATGGTCCGCCGCAACGTCGGGCGCCAAGGCGCTCTCGGCGGCGCTGAATTTCGCGTTTACGGGCTCAGGGACGGTCAAGGGCGCGTTTCTGGCGTTCGGGACAGGTGCGGTTGCGACCATCGACAACGCGGCCGGGACGCTGTTCTCGGCGGGGCTGTTCTCGGGCGGTGACCGGGCGGTGGTGAACACCGATCAGTTGAACATCAGCTACACCGTGACGCTCTCCTGACATGGCGGGCAATCAATATGTTTCCTCCGTCGGCTATGCCGCCGTTCCCGTGTGGACAGCATCGGCGACGCTCGCGGTCGGCGCTTTCCGGCGGCAGGTAGCGCCGGCGGCCGGGAATGAGCGTGTCTTCCGGGTCAGCAGCATCACGACCGGCGTCACCGGAGGCTCGGAACCCGCCTGGAACATCACCGTTGGCGCGACCACGGCCGACGGCGGCGTGACCTGGACGGAAGTTACGGGCAATCCGACATACAATTGGTCCGCGCCGCATAGGTGTATCCAGAACGCCGTTGCGAGCGGCTGGGGCTCGACCAACAATTGCATCATCTATGTCGCCAGCAACCACAATTACACGGTTGCCGCCGGGTTTGTTGACTGGTCCGGCGCGTCGCTCACGCTCGGCGCCATGCGCTATTTTCTCTCGGTCAATCCCGCGGGCTCCGTGCCGCCCGTGGCGGCGGATTTGCAGGCGGGCGCCAAGGAGACGCTGACCGGTTCGAGCGGCTTTCAGGTTCGGCGCAACAGCTACATCGATGGCCTGAGTGTCAAAGCCGGCTCCGGGGCCGTCAATACGAACATCAACGTTTTTGACAACAGCCAGTCAACCTTCGGAACGTGGCGCAATGGAACGCTCGAGCTCGGCGGCACGGCGGCAGGCAATGCCATTGTGATCGGCCACAATACGACCAACTCGGCGGAGACCTACCGTTTCGAGAATATGACATTCCGGTTTGCCGCGACCGATCAAACCATAAGCGTTCAGGGCGGGACGTTTTCGTTCGACAACTGCACCACGGCCGGAAGCGTGCCGGCGGTGCTGATCCAGCCAACCTTTGGGCCGATGACAATCTTCATGCGCGGCTGCGATTGGTCGGCCATCACGGGCTCGCTGATGTCGCTGTTCAATCAGACCAGCAATTATCAGATCATGGATTGCAGACTGAACGCCGCCGTGACCGTTGCGACGTACAACAACACGACCAACGGGGTCGCCGTTGTCGACGTCATCAACAGCAATTCCGGCGCGGTCAATTATGACCGTCAGCGCTGGATGATCCAGGGCAAGCAGACCGTCGAATTGGTGAACGTGCGAAGCGGCGGCGCGAGCAACGGCGCCACCGCGTTCAGTTGGAAAGTCGCCGTCAATAACACGCCGGATCTATACGCGCCGTTTGCCAATCCGTTCTTGGCGCCGCCGATTGAAATCTGGAACACATCGCTCACGCCCATCACGGTCACGCTGAACATTCTGAGCAGCACGACGCTGAAGGATAACGAGGCCGGGTTCGATCTCTATTATCCCGGCAGTGCCGCAACGCCGTTGGCAACCATCGCCAGCACGATTCCGAATGCGCTGGCGCCCGGCGCCAATCTGACCAGCGGCTCGTTCGGCTGGAATACGAGCGGCGTCGGCACGCCCGTGCAGCAGCAATGCAGCGTCACCGTGACGCCCGCGATGGCGGGCATGTTGCGGTTGCAGCCGAAGGTTTTGAAGGCGTCGCAGACGGTCTGGATCGATCCGGCGCCCGTGGTCACATGAGCCGTTCGGTCAATATCGCGGGCGGTCTTTCTTCCGGGCTCGTCGTCGATAACGGGACATATCGCGCGGCCAATGTCTCCGGCGGCGTGCTGCTGATCGAAACCGGGGTATTGCCGTTTACGGCGGCGCTCGCGGAAACCGTCGCGGCAAGCGATGCCTTCGGCGCGGGCACGGTGACGGGCGCGGTTGTCGCGGAAACCGTCGCGGTGACGGACAACCTTATCGGAGCGCAAATGATTGTGAATGTACCAGGCGCGGAAGCTCCGTGCGGGCTCTCCGTGATCGTGCCGGGGGCCGCGCCGTGACGGCGATTTCGCTCGCGCTCTCCGATTACGTCCGCGGCATCGCCAAGACGCGGCCCATTCTGCTGCGCAACATGTATGTCGAGAAGGATCCCGGCAATCAGGTCGACGGCCTCGTCCGGCTGCAGCGGCCGGTGCTGGCGCTGTTCGCGACGCTGCCCGAAAGCATCTCGCGCGGGGCGTTTCGCCATGCGGGCGTCTTCGGCGGCGATTATCTCTGCGTCTACGGCGCGAGCCTCTACCGGGTGACGGCAGCGGGCGCGATAACGACGCTCGGCGCCATCTCCGGCTCCGGGCGCGTCATCTTCGCGGCCTCGCCCGCGCGCGTGCTCATCGCCACGGGCGGCACCTGCTACAGCACCGACGGCGCGAGCGTCACGGCGATCGCGATGCCGGACGGGCAGCCGGTCAGCTCAGTCGCGTTCATCGATGCCTATTTCATTCTCACCGTGACCGGCACGGCGCGGTTCTACTGGCTGGCGCCTGGCGATACCGATCCCGATGCGCTGAATTTCGCGACCGTGGAGAATTCGCCGGGCTTCTTGCAAATCTGCATCCGGCTGCAGGACGAGCTGTGGTTTATCAAGGAGCAGTCGCTCGAGGTCTGGCAGGTCACGGGCGATCTGGATGCGCCGTTCATCCGCATCGGCGGGCGGCTGTACGAACGCGGCACGGCCAACCGGTTCACGGCGGCGGTGCTGGATAATGCGCTGTTCTGGGTCGGCGACGATCTCATTGTCTATCGCGGCGAGGGCGGGCCGAAGCGGGTTTCGGATCACAGCATCGAGGAACGGCTGCGGGAGGCGGGGCCATCGGCGCTCGAGGCGTTTCTGTTCGCAAGCGATGGGCACACGTTCTTTGCCTTGCGCATCGGCACGCTCGGGACGTTTATCTACGACGTCGAGAACGGCAACTGGGCGCATTGGTCGAGCTATGGCCGCGAGGTCTGGCGCGCGAATGCGGCGGCGCAGGATGGCGGCACGATCCTGTGCGGCGACGATGTGAGCGGGGCGCTGTGGCGGCTGGATGCGACGCTCTCCCATGACCATGACGCGCCGCTGGAGCGCATCCTGTACGGCGGCGTCGCCGTGGTGGGCCCGGTGCAGCGTTGCAATGTGGTGCGGCTGTTCTGCAGCACGGGCACGACGCTAGATACGGCGGCCGAGCCGGTGGCCGAGCTCAACTGGTGCGACGACGATTCCGGCGATTTCGACGATCCGTGGATGCCGATGAGCCTCGGGCGGCAAGGGGACCGCACGATCTACGTCGAGGCGCGGCAGTTGGGCGTCATGTACGCGCCGGGGCGGCTGTTCGCATTCAGAATGACCGACGATGCGCAATGGCGGGTGAGCTATGCGCGGCTGAATGAGGCGGATTGATAGCTT